CAAATCGTCATTGACCAAATCAATGCAATTGAAAGTAAAAACTTTGACAAAAAAGTACTATTGGACATCTATAACAACCTATGATAACTATAAAGAATATTACACTACGCAACTTCCTATCTATCGGTAACGTAACACAAGCAGTTGACTTTGACAAGAAAGACATTACACTTATTCTAGGTGAGAATTTAGACTTAGGAGGTGATGGTGCTCGTAATGGTACTGGTAAAACTACGTTGATTCAAGGTCTATCCTATGCCTTGTTTGGTGTGCCCATTAACTCTATTCGTAAAGATAATTTAGTTAATCGTACAAATGGTAAGGGCATGTTAGTTACATTAGAGTTTAACGTTAACGGCACTGAGTACAAGATTGAGCGTGGTCGTAAGCCCAACGTATTGAAGTTTTATGTAAACGATGTTCAACAGAAAGCTACTGAAGACCAACAGGGTGAGAACAAAGAAACACAAGCGGCAATTGAGCGTGTGTTGAATATGAGTCCCGAAATGTTCAAGCACATTGTTGTGTTGAACACTTATTCCGAACCATTCCTTGCACTAAAAAACAACGAGCAAAAAGATATCATTGAACAACTTTTGGGTATCACTTTATTGAGTGAGAAAGCAGAGGTAGTTAAAGACTTGATCCGTCAAAGCAAGGATGATATCCAACAAGAAGAATTTAGAATCAAAGCAGTTGAAGAAGCTAACAAGCGAGTCAAAGAACAGATTGATAGTGTTAGAAGAAGACAAACACTGTGGCAACGAAAGCATGATGAAGACTTGTCTTTCATTGCCACTGAGTATGACGAGTTGAGTAAAGTTGACATTGATACTGAACTACAGGCTCACAAAGACTTAGTGGTTTGGAACTCACAAAAGCAACAGCAAGAGGCATATGATGCATTGATTGCTAGACAAACAGCTTGGATGCAAAAACAAGACAAAGACATTGCTACACTCAAACTTAAAATGGATGAGTTGAGCCATATTGACTTTGTTCATGAACTACAAGCTCACACTGATTTGGCTGTGTATAATCAACAAGTTCAACTAAAGACTGCACACGACAGTAAGGTTGATAGTTTGCGTAAAGATATTACTAAAGAAAGTAAGAACTACAATAAGTTAACCCAAGAAGTTGATACACTTAAAGAACATAAGTGCTATGCATGTGGACAAGATTTCCATGATGACCAACATACTAGTGTTCTAAACAGCAAGATTGAATTGTGGAATACAAGCAAGAGTCATTTGGATGATTTGCGTTTTCAGTTAGATGAACTTGTTGCTAATCCAATCGTTGTAGGAGATAAACCTGTTACACATTATAAGACAGAGGTTGAAGCGGTACGTCAGTCAACGGAGATTGATAACATCAAAAAGCAGATTGACGAAAAATCCAGCGAGAATAACCCCTTTAGTGAACAACTTTTTGACACGCCTAGCGTCACTTTGGGTAGTAAGCCATCTACTCATTACGATACCGAAGCCCAAGCAGTGGAGCACAGGACTAAGATATCAAATCTATTATCACAGATTGAGAACAAAGCGCAGGAAACTGATCCGTATCAAGAGCAGATTCTTGAAATGGAAGCACAAGCTCTGCAAGAAATAAATTTTGATACGATTAACAATATCACAAAAGCAATGGAACATCAAAAGTTCTTACTAGACTTGTTAACTAGTAAAGACAGTTTCGTTCGTAAGAAGATTATTGACCAGAACTTGAGTTACTTGAACGCACGACTGACACATTACTTAGATAAGATTGGCTTGCCTCATAATGTCGTATTTAAGAACGACTTGACAGTTGAAATCACTGAGTTAGGTCGTGAACTTGACTTTGACAACTTGAGTCGCGGTGAACGTAATCGTTTGATCTTGGGACTGAGTTTTGCTTTCCGTGATGTATGGGAGAACTTGTATGCTCCGGTTAACACATTGTTCATTGACGAGTTGATTGACAGTGGTCTTGACACTATGGGTGTTGAGAACAGTCTAGCAATTCTCAAAGATATGAGTCGCCGTCGTCATAAGTCAATTTGGCTTGTGTCACACCGTGAAGAACTAGCAGGTCGTGTACCAAACGTTCTCAAGGTTATTAAAGAAAACGGCTTTACTTCATATAGCAATGATAGCGAGATATCAGATGTTCGAACTTGATAGTATTAAATCCCTGCATCTAGAAACAAGTAGTGTTTGTAACGCGGCTTGTCCTATGTGCGGGAGAGAAATTGATCCAAAGTTTAATAAAGCCACTGACCCAAAATCATTATCACTAGAAAAAATAAAACAATTGTTTAATGACCAGTTTATCGGTAATCTAGAATATATGTGGATGTGCGGCAATTATGGAGACCCGGCAGCGGCTCCCGAGTGCATCGACATATTTAAATACTTTAGACATGTAAATGATAATATAAGATTAGGTATACATACAAACGGTGGGTTACGTAATACATCTTGGTGGGCAGAACTAGGTAGCGTACTATCTAAACTAGGTGATGAATGTTATTTTGGTATTGATGGATTAAAAGACACAAACCATATACATCGTGTAAACACTGACTTTGACAAGATAATGAAAAATGCCTCTGCATTTATTGCCGCGGGCGGCAGAGCACATTGGGAATACTTAGTATTCGAATATAACGAACACCAAGTTGAGGAAGCTAGAAAGTTAGCAAGTGACATGGGATTCATAGGTTTTCGAACTAAAGTCAGCAGTCGCATGAAAAAACCTATCTTTATGCACTTACGTGAAACATTCAAGCCACCGAAAGGAATCGAATATCAATGATTAAATGTAGAGTTTTAACGGAAAAGAGTATATTTGTTACTTCCAACGGTGACATTCTTCCTTGCTGTTATATGTATGATGGCGGGCCTACGCTCACTGCGGAAATTAGAGAAGCTATAAAATCTCCCAATTTCAAAACAATAACAGATTCATGGAACACTGATAAACCATTCGCACCTTGTTATAGATTATGCGATGACAGTACCATTAATAATCCTAGCAACATGATAAATTTTGAAAAGCAATGGAAAATTAAAGACGCTACTCCCAAGTGATAAGTATTAGTATGACAAGTCCACAAAAAGCAAAAGGTTCAGGTTTCGAGCGAGAAGTCGCAAAATTTCTCTCTGATATTTACGGAGAGAGTTTCATTCGTGCACCTGGATCTGGAGCTTACGTGGGTGGAAAGAATCAATCACGCACTGAATTCTTACATGAGGGTCAAATTCGTTCTTTTAAGGGCGATATTGTACCCGGTCAAAGTTTCAGTAAAATGAACATTGAATGTAAATTCTATGCTGACTTTCCTTTTCACTTGTTGCTAACGGGCGAGTGCAAGCAGTTAAATACTTGGATTGAACAACTTATGGATGTTGCCGAAGAAGGCGATGTAAATCTATTGTTCATGAAGTTTAACCGCAAGGGTCGTTATGTCGCTGTGCAATGCGGCGCTACTTGGAAAACTGATAACTTTATGTATTATTCTTCAAGTAAACTTGGTGATTGGCTAATCATTGAGTTTAATGACTTTTTTAAACACAACAGAGACCTTCTCAAACTATATTCGGGCAAAACAGACACCACGTCAACTATTACATTTACGACAACCCCAATACAAATTCCTCAAATCAATTAATTTAATATAAAAATTTGTTGTCCTGGCTGCAGGACCTCCTTGAGTTTGTACAGATTGTGCTGTGCTGACGGATCTGGAGTAAGCATGATTAGCGATAGTCATGGAATACCGAGGAGGCACTCGGAAAAGCGAACCTCCAACAAGTCTATATCTACTTTATCTTTGCGATATAGAATGTGCGTTACAGAAGAATCAACATCAAAACTTGACAGCTTCACTACAGTCCCATAAACTTTACAGTGTAACCGGTGGCGTTTAGTAGCATCAAATAGCTAACTAGACGGGGAAAAGATAACAAAGGATGACGGGCATGGCATATTCCCTTTACCATTGGTAGTGCTTAATAGCACTACCATGGCTTCTAAGCGGCAATCATATCCCTTATGAGTTTAATCTGTTTAACCGTAAGAAATAACGAATGAGTGCAAAGCACGAATGAGTTAGATGAACGAAGTTCATCTCTAAATGAAACCCGATAAGATAAATGAAATATTACGGTTAGAAGAATGGTAACTGTGACTTCTTAGTAATATCTAAATTACTCTCAATCAATTCATTAATATGAATTCGTTCTTCCATGGACATGTTGAGTGCATCCTCATAGGATATACCACCCCTCATGTACCACGCTAAACTCAACGCATTCTTCTTTATATCACTGCAATCTTTTTCCATTTCGTCTAACAGCTTCTGTACGCCTCCGGGGTCAAGGCGTAGAAGCTTCATGCGAAAAAATCAGATGTGTTTAAAGTAAATGCTTGTTCATACTCATGTTGACAATGTATACATTTTAGTTTTAAAGGTTTAATTTGAGTGCTTTCTCTTAGTTGTGCATTGTAATCACGTATTGAAACATACATGTTTTTATCGCAATGTGTTAAGAAATCTAGCAAGTATTCATACTCTGTTACAACAGCGCCTGGAGTTTTGATATACTCTATTGTTTGTGCTAGGATCTTCATAGTTAATTCAGTGATGCTTTTTACAGCTTCCTGAGTTTTTCTATTGCGAACATCCATGTTTTCTTCAGATTCTAATGACTCAAATGTACGCTGTGCATCGAATTGACCAAGAGCAGCCTGATTCATTTCTCTGTATGATAATGGTCTGAATTTAATTTCTAACTCATTTATCTGTAATGTTTGGTTATAATCTGCTGCCTTCATACCTGACAACAAACCAACTAAGTTTACTCCATAGTCAGCTACTTCCTTACATTCAGGGCAGATAGTAGTAATATCCATGCTATTACCATTAGTTGCGGCTTTGATGGCAACTAAAATAGCATCAAAGTCTGTGCTACTAACAGCCCATGGATCTTTAATATCCGGGATACAACTTTTAATAAGCTCGGCCATTGCTGTGCCATTGAATAATGCATCAGGTGTTCTAGCAGTGATTTCATCAATTGCAGTCATTGGATACACTGCTAGATCACCAGTTTCGGGTACATCTATTACCCCGGGCTTATATCCTACACCACCACTAGGTAGTTTTAGATAAATCGCAGGTCTGCGGAAATACTGTCTTAGGGGGTTATTTGAAATTGCCATTTATTGTCCTTGTGTTAAAAAGTCGTAGTTAGCCCAATACTAAATACATTATAAAACATATTTAGTGGGTAAAAATACATGGCTGAAAATAATGAAAATATGGACAATCTGAACGAAACGGTTCGCAAACTAGACGATTCAATGCGTCAAATGTCTGAGCGAAACGAGCAGATGGCCGCTGCCATGCTTGCCATGATGAGTAACATGACCGGCACTGGCAAGTCAATGAAAGACTCTACATTGTCTGCGACAGAAGCCGCAAAATCATTGAAAAATCTGCAACGAGGTATTGAAGAAACAACAGAAGCAGAAAAAATCAACGCAGAAATGTCTAGAAAATACGCCGAAGCTATGGCTAATTTCTCTAAAGCGGCGACTTCCGGCCGTGATGCCTTGACATCAATGACAAGTGCAGTATTGTCGGGTAAAGACGGATTTGAAAAATACAATAATACGATAAAGAATGCAGGTGATGCCGCACTCAGTTTAGGTAAAAACTTTGGTATATTGGGTACTATCTTAGGTGGTGTCATCAAAGGCTTCTCTATGGTTGCTGAAATGGCAACTAAACAAGCGGATGATTTATTAAAAGCTACAGATAAAATCAGTCAAACAGGTGCCGCTAACAAGTTCTCTGCTGAACAAGTTAGACAGATGGGAGCCAAAGCTGGTCTAGCTTCCGATCAGATGGACAAATTAATCAAGCCAATGACTAGCTTGAGCGGCGGCTTAACTATATTAGGTAATAGTTCATCAGATGGAGTAAAAGCATTTACAGAAATGACCGCTGTCACAAAAGAACAGCGAATGGCATTTCAACGTTTGGGTTTTGATGATGAAGCTAGAATTAAAGCACAAGCAGACTACGTTTCATTACTAGAAAAATCAGGTGCCGGCTTATCTAAGTCGGAGAAGACAGGAGCCGCATTACAAAGACAATCATTAGCGTACACCGAGAACCTCGTAGTTCTTGCCGAAATGTCAGGCAAAAACGTTGAGGAGATGAAGAAACAGCAAGAAGTCAATCGAGCCACATATGAGTGGAAGTTGATGGAAAACAAGTGGGCTATGGATAAAAAAGCCGCTGAAGCCGCCGGCGACACTGACAAAGTAAAACGAATTGATGCTGAGAAAGCGGCTGCTAATAAGCTTATTGACGATGTAGGTGCATTAGGCGATCCTGCAAAAACTGCCGCAGTACAGTTACAATACATGACTGGTGCTATAACCAAAGAATCAGCTAATATGGCTGTCTTGGGAGTAGATGTACAGAAACAAATTGAAGCGGCGAAGAAAGGTCAATATAAGCAAGGTGAATTTATTGACGAGTACGATAAAAAAGCAAAAACAATGCTTGAAAATAATCGTACTGCACTTGCACTGTCAGAAGATTTACGTAAGGCTACTGGATTAACTGAACAAACAATCGCAGGTTTTACTAAGCGTTCGACTAATGATAAGACACAGGTTGAAATTGCAGCCAGTGGCAGACAAGCGGTTGAAGACAACAAGAAGGGTAAAGGAGCTGCGGCTGAAGATCCTGCGCAAGTTGCACGTAACAAGTTAACAGAAGCAGAACGTTTAGCTAAACTAAAAGTAGATGAACTAGTAGCATCAATGAACCCGTTGCTAAATGGATTCAATGCTACAACAATTGCAGCCACTGCATTAGCTGTTGCTGCCGGCGCAGCCGCATTAGCCTTAGGTGTTATGGCAGGCAAGGCTGCTTTGGGCAAATTAAGGGGCGGTTCAAAAGGCGACGGAGGATTTGATCCTAAGACAGCACCAAAAGAAGGTCACTATAAAGATGCTAAAGGTAAGTGGAGAGATTCATCCGGTAAGTTTAGTAACGGTCCACCGAGTGAGCTAAAAGGAGGTCGTGGTTTAGGTGCATTAAGCAAAGGTGCATCTGCGTTAGGTAAATTTGCAGGACCAGCCGGAGCAGTGGTGTCAGTTGGTATGGGATTACATAGTGCCTACGAAGGTGCTAAAGATGTAGATGAAAGAGTTAAATCAGGTGAATTAACAAAAGCAGAAGGTACAGTCAAAAAATCAGAAGCAGTTGGTTCAGGCTTAGGTAGTGCTGCCGGCGGAGCAGCCGGCGCATGGGGCGGCGCAGCCGCAGGTGCTGCAATTGGTTCAGTTGTTCCGGTTGTCGGTACCGTTATTGGTGGCTTATTAGGAGCCGCAGTTGGTGGTTGGTTGGGTAGTAAAGGTGGTGAAGTTGTTGGTGAGAAAGTTGGTAAAGTAACTGGTGAAGCATTAAAAGAAACAGGAACACCTGCTGAGAAGAAAGCAATAGAAGACAAAAAAGCTGAAGTAACTAAAGATTCAACAAAAGCAACTGACACATTAAACAAAACATATTTGTCAAATAAGAAAGCAATGGAAGATTTGACACAAGCTATTAATGACTTGTCAAATATTGCTACTGCTAAAGATCAACCAGGGTCACCCGAGGATAAAGCAAAACGATTAGATCAAATCTACAAAAGACTTAGTGGAGGAGGTGGCTCCGGAGGTGGTGGCGCAGCCGCACCATCTGGTGGCGGTGGAGGCGGTGGAAGTAGCGCACCTGCTCAAAGTGAAGCAGGGTCATCATCTCCTAGAGATTCTAACGCAGGCGGCCCAGCAGGCGGACATGCGGCAGAGTCAGGAGGCGGGGGTGCAGGTGGTCAACCCAAGCTAACTAGAATTTCATCTAAGTCAGGTAAATCAACTTCAGTAAACGAAAAGTTTGCCCCTCAATTTCAAAGTTTGATTGATTACTTAGACAAACAGGGATATGAAATTAACAGTCTAGGTGGATTCGTAGACAGAGATGTACGTGGAAAACCCGGAACAAAGAGTATTCATGCACACGGCGCCGCAATTGATATTAACCCAAGTACAAACCCATTAGGCACAACACTGGTTACTGACATGCCGGCTGATATAAGCTCAGTGGCGGGAGGATTAGGATTGGGTTGGGGTGGAAACTGGAAGTCACGTAAAGATGCTATGCACTTTAGTGCGGCAAAATCAGAAGGCGGATCATTGCTAAAAGCAAGAAACGGTGGTATGTTTGATGGCCCTAGTAGCGGATATGATGTTGAACTACACGGTAGAGAAATGGTTATACCTGCCCCGGACGTTTCCAAAGTATTTGGTGATAAAGAAAATGTGAATAAAAAAGAGCTATCTTCTGTTTTCAATCAACAAAATACTAATAATATGCAATCAAGTGATGCGGCAACAGTAGATATGCTTGCTAAACTGATGGAAATGATGGGAGAAAAAATGGATGATATGATAGATAAACTAAGTGATAGTCATAGCACCCAAGAGCAGTTATTAAAGTATTCTAAAGCTTAACGCTAAATACTACGCTATGACATATAAAAAACGTTTTCTAAACAGAAGTGGTATATCCAGTCCAATCTCAGGTGGCAACAGTAATGCTGATGCATGGAATGGTAGTCCAGGACAAAATGGGTCACCAACTGGTGGTTGGAACAATGACCAATTTGGGTACAAGAACTATGGAAGTAGATTACCAGAAGTATATACAGGTCACCCAAACCGTATTGAACGATACAATCAATATGAAATGATGGACGTTGATGCAGAAATTAACGCTTGCTTAGATATTATCTCTGAGTTCAGTACTCAGAAAAATGAACACAACAAAACACCGTTTGCATTTGAATTCAAAGAAGAACCTACTCAACACGAAGTTGAGTTATTGAAAACACAATTACAACAGTGGTGTAAACTAAACGAGTTTGATACAAGAGTTTTTAAGATTTTTAGAAACACTATCAAATTTGGAGATCAAGTATTTGTAAGAGATCCAGAGAACTTTAAGTTGTACTGGATTGACATGACTAAGATTATCAAAGTTATTGTTAATGAAAGTGAAGGCAAGAAGCCCGAACAGTATGTTATCAAAGACATTAACATTAACTTACAAAACTTATCTGCGGCTCAAAAGACCAACACAGACTTTGCGGCTAACCCTGCAACTGGTTTAGGTGGTACGGGTGGTGGCGGTACAGGTGGTAGCGGTGGATATACTGCACCAAGTATGCCATACAACACAACAGGTAGTCGATTCACTTTGGGCCAGAGCGAGTCAGCCATAGATGCTAAACATGTAGTCCATCTAAGTTTGACAGAAGGTCTGGATCGTTTCTGGCCC